AACCGAAGTCGCTCGAAGATTATGAGGGTGGTGAACAATGGTAACAGTTGAAGTAACCTTGGACGGTGACATGTGGTGCGCCCTTGTAGGGCCTAACATCCAAGAGGGCACAGCTAGATTCGGCAAGACTCCGGGGGAGGCTTTGAGGGTCCTTGCCGCGGCGATTGAAACAGAAGAGGTGATGGCAGACCTGGAACGGAAGGGTTGGGTTAGCCGTGGGTGATAAGCCATGGAAGGTCGCCGAACGGAAGACCGCCGCGGCATTAGGCGGAGTCCGGAATCGGATGTCCGGTGCTATTGACCAGCTAACGGCTGGCGATGTGGTGCACCCCAACCTCTACGTGGAGGTCAAGTACCGAATCCATCACGCGGCCGTTACTTTAATGAAAGACGTAGAGGAGAAAGCAGAGAGAGAAGCGAAGACCCCGGTGGTAGTACTTCAAGAGAGAGGAGCCGACGCCAGGTACTACATTGTCCGTGAGGAGGACTTCCCGATCTTCGTACGGAACCTGGCGAAGGCGAAGGAGAGACGTGGAGATCATAAGTAGAATCACTCCATCCATGTTGGAGGCGTTCCAGTGCCGGCTAGCCTGGTATTGGCAGTACCCAATGGGCTACTCACCTGTCCGCGTGAGTGAAGCGCTGGAGCTCGGGACTGGGATTCATGAGGCCTTGGAGAGGTATTACGGGAAGGGAACCAACCCCGTTTGGGCCTTCACTCAGTGGGCGGATAAGGTGCTGGACTCCCGGAGCCTAACCGAAGGGGACGAGGTTCAAGCAGCGATGAAGATGCGGACGCTCGGTATCTCCATGTTGGAAGGCTACGTAAAGAAGTACGAGAAGGAGCCCTTCACCGTTGTAGCCACTGAAGATACCCTTAAACGCAAGCTCCCGCGCCCGGATGGCACTCTAACCGATTGGGACGTCCTATGCCGGGTGGACACCATCGTCCGGGATAATAAGCGAGGGCGCCTGTGGGTGCTAGAGCATAAGACGTTCAGCTCGTTCACTCCGGGCTACTTGGTCAAAGACCATCAGCTGGTCTGCCAGGTGTGGGTAGCCAAAAAAGCCGTCGAGGAGCCTATCGTGGGCATCATCTACAATGGGCTCCGCAAGCAAATAGACAGCGAGAAGGTGAAGGTAGCCTTATTCGAACGCCATGCTGTCTTCGTGAACAAGCGGCAGATCAAGCTATTCCTCAAACGGTGCTACGACATGTACCAGACCCTGACATCAGGGCATCTGGCCATATACCCCGAGCCTAGCGGTGTGCGCTGCAATATGTGCCAGTACAAGGAGCCGTGCGCCCTTTATGTTCGAGGTGACGATCATCAGTTCATACTCGACAACATGTACAAGAAGCGGGAGGACGATGAATAATGCCGTATGTAAGCCCACCAGGAGGCCGAGGTTCAATAATAGGAGCCACTTGGATACCCAGCGAAGAGAGGGGCTCCTATGTAGAAGTGGAATGTGCGCGGTGCTATTCCGTCGTCTATATGGGAAAGCTCCAAGTTATCATGAAGGAGGGAGTAGAGAAGTCCCGAGGAGTCTGGCCGGAGTACCTATCAGAAGGTTGGGACGTGATCTGCCAGGACTGTGCAGACGAACGTAACCAAAAGTGGCTCAGGGAGCGGAAAGATCAAAGGAGAGCCCAGCAATGAAGATCATGAGACCGGAGAAGGCCAAGGACGTCCACTTGAACATGCTGTTCTACTCCGTAACGGGTGCGGGCAAGACCAAGCTGCTCGGGACGGCCAACAAGTGCGAAGCCACCAAGCCTATCCTTATAATCGACATAGACGGTGGAATGATCACCCTAGCTGGCAAGAAGGTGGACATAGTCCGTCCGACTAGCTTCGTGGAAATACAGGAGATCTACGAGTACCTCCGCCACGACAACACGAAGTACCGATCCGTGGGAGTTGATAGCATTACGGAGCTTCAAGGCAAGTTGTCGATGGGGGAGATCATGGGTGACCTGGACGAGGAGGCGGAGTACAAAGAGATCGGTAAGGCCGTTCCGCCTACCCGACAGGATTGGCTCAGGTCCGCGGAGCAGATACGGAGGTTTCTGCGGGCCTTCAAGGATTTGGCAGTGCTCAAGGATAAGTCCCGTCGGCTCCATGTGTTCATAACCGCACTGGAGAAGACCGATGAGACGGCCAACCTGACCTGCCCTCAGCTCCCTGGGGTACTAGCCCTTGGGTGCGGTGCCTTTATGGATGTCCTGGCCCGGCTAACCGTCCGCGAACGGGAGAGAAACGATCGAGTCCGGGACTATCGGTACCTTCAAACGGTTGCGAAGGCAGACGATGAGGGCGTGCGCGTGCTGGCCAAGAACCGAGGAGGCCGGCTCGGTAACGGCATCTGGCGTCCAACCATTGACAAGCTGGTGTCCGCGTGGACAGGTGACGAAGGAGGTGCGTGAAACTCAATTAACGGTGTCCCTGTTACTTAAACGTTGAATCAGGAGGAAGCATGCCAAGGTTAGAATACAACCTGGACGAGATTCCCGATATAGTGGAGATACCCAAGGGGCGGTATCGAGCCCGCTTGAAGTCGGCTGTCAAGGGCCTCTCCAAGGCCAAGAAGTCGATGATCACCTGGACGTGGATACTCCTCTCCGGGGGCTACCGCGGTCAGGAGATGCGTACCTGGACGAGCTTGCAGGAGAACGCTCTCAGCAACTTGAAAGAGCACCTGCTGGCATTTAGTCCCAAGCGGGCCGTGTCAGTCCACACCAACAAGCTGGTAGGGAAGGAAGTCGTCCTTATCATTGGCCAGCGCACCATCACCAACAATAGGGACGAGGAGGTTGAAGTATCCTCAGTGGTGGGTGTCCTGCCTAAAGGCTCGCTTTTGAAGCAGACCAAGAAGCTGGACGACGATGCCCCGCTCTTCGACCCCGAGGACGACGACGAAGAAGAAGAGGAAGAGGAAGAGGACGAACGCCCTCGCAAGAAGAAGAAGCGCAAGCCTCCGGTCGAAGAGGAAGAGGAAGAGGAAGAAGAAGAGGAAGAGGAGCCGCCTAAGCGTAAGAAGAAGAAGAAGCGGCCTGTGGAAGAGGACGAAGAGGAAGAGGAGGAAGAGGAACCGCCTAAGAAAAAGAAGAGGAAGAAGCCCGTGGAGGAAGAGGAAGAAGAGGAGGAAGAAGAAGAGGAAGAGCCTCCTAAGAAGAAGAAGAAGCTTCGCACGGTAGCCGCGCGGGAGCCGGTCAAGAAGAAGAAGAAGCGCCCGGCGGAGGACGAGGACGAAGAGGACGAAGACGACGAAGACGCCCTACCGTTCTAGGAAGTGATATGCTGGAAGTCGCACTACAGTATCTGGAATATGGCTTTTCCGTCCTGCCCGTCCATACGCTCATACGGGACACTTGGACTTGCACTTGTGGGAACGACGAGTGCCCCAGTCCTGGCAAGCACCCAAGAGTCCCGTGGGTGGAGTGGACGAAGAAGCGCGCAGACCGTGCGCAACTCGAGGAATGGTTCGAAGACGAGGCCCTGGAATCTAACATCGGTCTCGTTACGGGAGACATATCTGGCGTGATAGTGGTCGACTTGGACGGTCCCGCAGGGAGAGAATCGTTCGGTGATTTGGGGCTGACCACCCACACCTTGATAGCTAGAACGGGAGGGCGGGGGCTACATTTGTTCTACCGCTGTGCCACTCCGATCCGAGGGAGGATCGCCATGTTACCAGGAGTGGACTTGAAGGCGGAACGGGGCTTTGTAGTCCTCGCCCCCTCCCTGCACGCATCCGGAAATCGATACAAATGGATAAGGCGGAGGCACCCGGCTGAAATCGAGCCAGGCCTGGTACAACTCGCCGAGACAGAGCGCGGTAATGATACCGGCTGGCGGGATGAGGCCCTGGTAGGGGTCGGGGAGGGGGAGAGGTCAAATACTGCCGCTCAACTAGCCGGAAGATATGTGAGGCTTGGGCTATCTCCCCTGGAGACCTACATGCTCTTGACCTCTTGGAATAAGCGTAACTCGCCTCCGCTAACCCAGAACGAGTTGAAGTCGACCGTCCGATGGTGTTACCAGCGCCATAATGACTCTCCTGAGGAGGAGATAGTGAACTACGGAGATCTCGCCGGCATACTTAAACGCATCGGCGAAGGGAGGTGAAACCAATGGAGGAAAAACCTGAGGAGCTGCTGAGGCCCAGTGATGTGGCCCGAGAGCTTGGAGTACACCTGTACACTGTGTACGGACTACTCAGCTCCGGGAGACTCAAAGGGTTCAAACTGCATACTCATTGGCGGATTAGACGAATCGCGTTGAAGCGCTTTATGCGCAGTACCAAGGGAGTGCGCAAGCCGAAGAAGAGGGAGATACTTTGAAGAGATTAGAGGACAATGTACACATTCGTCGGATCATTGAAGTATACGAAGCGGCCGGCTACCTTCAAACAGGACCGGAGAAGGAGAACTACACGACAATCAATGAGTTGACCGACCAAGTGCCAGCAATGAGGCCCGAGACCCTGGAAGCTGCCGGGCAGGCCTTGTACCAGCTGTGGCCCGTTACCGGTAACAAGATCCTATCTGAAGAGGACAAAGGGGCGGTACTGGCTGGCTACTTCAGCATCCTCGCTGGTCGACCTCTTGCCATGGCTAGGAGGTACAGCTACGAGTTGCCGGGTGCCTTAACTGTGGGCTATGCCATGGAATACGGTGAAGGCACTTTAACGGTCAATGGAGTCTACCCTGGCGACCGAATCACCCTTATCGATGACACCTTGGCCACTGGCGGTACCGCTATTGCTATTGCTAAGGCAGCAATACAGATGGGCGCCGAGGTGGTTGAAATGAGAGTCGTGGTGGAGAAGCTCGGGATGAGAGGCCGGGCACGAATCTACGAGGAGCTTGGGATAGACGTGAAAGCTGTCATCGGCATCACGCTGAACGGGAGCGGTCGAATATCCGTCGACCAGCTCATGGGTCAGCCGAGGTTGAAGGATTACTAAATGAGTGAATCAGTAGACATACTCAGCGTCGGCCTGGTGTCAGCGGGAGGCTGGACGCTGAGTGAAACATGGGCGAACCTTATCGCGGGGAAGGACTTACGGTCCCCTATGCCGCTGGATGTCGCTCCCCACGTGAAATCGAAGTACTCGTACCTGGTACCAGTGGACAGATGCCTCCCCAGACGACTCACCGAGATAGCTCGGCGGGCCGCGGGGCAGGCGTTAGCCCCAGGTAGCATGGAAGTGGACGCGGTGTACGTTGGCTCTACCTCCGCAGCGTTCAATGAGGTAGCGCAAGGGCAAGAGCTCGACGCCGGGTACCTCTCTGAGTGGCTTGCTCGGCGGTATAAGGCACCCACATGGCTCCAGATGAGTCAAGCCTGTGCCTCGTCCGGTTACGCAATCGGCTTAGGGGCAGACCTCATCCGGAGCGGAAGAGCCAACGTAGTCCTGGCAGGAGGTGCGGATGAGGTAACAGCGCCTGCTGTTGCAGCCTTTGAAGCGGTACGCCTCCATGGTGACCGGTGCAGGCCGTTCGATTTGGAACGGCGGAACCTGGTACTCGGAGAAGCGGCAGCCTTCGTTCTCTTGACCAAGAGAGGGCTAGGCCGCCCGATCTGTTCGTTAGATGGGGTAGGCCTCAATTGTGATGCTAAAGATCCGGCAGCCCCTGACCCGAACGGCATCCTGAGAGTCATCCTGGAGGCCATCAAAGACGCCGGCTATGCCCAGACCGGGGCCCTGGCAGCGGTTGACCTTGTCATCGCTCATGGTACCGGTACTAAGATCAACGACCTGACTGAGTCCAAGGCCATCATGAACTCGCTAGGCCCGAAGCCTTCCGTGACCTCCTATAAGGGAGCCCTGGGCCACCCTCAGGGGGCGTCAGGCGCGGTGGCATTAGCGCTCGCCATCCAAGCGCTCAAAACCGGGTACGTCTTCCCCACGGTGGGGTTGCAAGTTAAAGACCCGGAGATCAAAGCGTCCGTTGCCGCGTCGGTAAGGCAGATACCGCTCGAGAGGGTGCTGTGCCTGTCCTCCGGTTCATGGGGAGCCAACGCGGCATTAGCCGTGTCGTCGAGGTTTCATGATGAATAAAGTACTCGTTACTACAACCGGTATAGGTAGAGCCTCCCTGGAGGACTTAGGAGTGGTGTCCCTTAAAGAGACGCCTCTCCGGAAGATGTACGAGCTTGCGTGTAATAGAGCACTAAGGTCGGCAGGCAAGTCCGTACCTCTACCTGCCCACCTGAACGCGGGGATCGCCTTCTCGACAGTCAAAGGTGAACGGTTCCCTCATGTCTGGAGGGACCTCGTTATAGCCGGCAAGAAGCTGAGGCCGGGTCACTTCCTCAGTGCCATTCACAATGCCATTCCCGGTTATTGTGCGATCCAATTGGGCTTGATCGGCCCTCAAATCGTGCTGACGTCTGGTAGCGCCCTCCAGGCAGCCGAGCTTCAATTACTAATAGGGCGCGCCAAGTTGATGCTGGTGTGTGTGCCTACTGGTGGCAAGGCATTAGCTTACGTAATGGAGAGAGAAGATGTTTAGCGACATAGTTGAAAGAGTCGCTTCGGCTACACCCGAGAAGCCTGCTTTGGTGTCCGGAGGCGACGTGGTGACTTACGAGGAGTTAGCGGGCATGACTGCTCATACCTTCTCGTACCTTAGACACACCGGCGTTAAAGCAGGGGACGTAGTGGTACTGGAGCTCACCAATCCGGTGGACTTCCTATGTGCCGCTATGGCGGCTCTTGATGTGGGATGCCAGGTGCTACCGATGCCGCCGAAGCTGAACGGGCCTACTATGGCTCAAATCTTGTTCCGCTGCAAGCCTCGCCTTGTTATGAAGCAGCTCCACATGGACTCGTACCGAGGCGGTAAGAAGTCTCAGTCAGGAACGATGCTCCACCTCACAAGTGGCTCTAGCGGTGCCCAGAAGATCGTCGTCCGGCCTATGGAGAACCTAATGGACGAAGCCTCAGGGGTCGCTGCTCATTTAAACTTCGTGTCGGAAGGCACGAGGGTACTGGCGATGATGCCCTTGTCCCACAGCTTCGGTTGCGGGGTATGGCGTGCAGTAATCTATGCCGGAGCCACCTTATACGCCCCGTTGGCCCAAGACCTCGGCGCCCGGCTTGTCCAGCTACGGGCGGCGCTCTATGAGGGCATGGATTACATGTTCGGAGTGCCGTACCTCTATAAGTTACTGATGAGGCATTGGGTCGGTCCGTCGTTCCCGTGCGGAACACGGTGCTTCGCTGGAGGCGAGATACTAAGGGAACATGTCGTACGGGAATGGTACCGCGCTACTGGTACCCACCTGCAACAAGAGTACGGCCTGGGGGAAGGAGGAATCACAACGCTGGCCGCTCCATATAGTCCGCATAACTCCATCGGCGTGCCGATTCCAGGAGTGGAGATTCGAATAGAGGACGAAGTGGGAGGCTATGGGGAGCTGGTCGTGTACCGAAAAGGCGCTCCCAGCCGGTACTTCTTTGGAGAGAGCCCCGAGACCTTCCAAGAGGATGGTGGTATCCGTACGGGGGACTTGGGGTTCAAGGCCGATGACGGCTATTACCTTAAAGGTAGGAAGAAAGACATCATTATAGTGGCCGGTATGAAGGTGGTACCTCTAGAAGTCGAGCGTGCCATCTACACATCGTTCCTCGCTGAGGACGTGGTCGTCTTAGGCATGCCAGATGATCTAACCGGGGAGAGGGTGGTCGCCTTCGTGACTCCCATGTACCTTAACGGAGAAGTCATCCGACAAGCCTTGCGCCGCGTGCTGGAGTCCTACAAAGTACCGAGGGAGGTAAAGGTATTGATTGAAATGCCTCGAACACAATCAGGGAAGGTGGATCGTGCAGCACTCAGGTCACGACTATAACTACATGTTGGTCGGCGCTACTGGTCAAATAGGCCGCTACCTGTTGGAGCTTCTCCCTCAGATGGGCCGTACGGTAGTGCTGATAAGACGGAAGTCCTTACAGGACGCTCGATGGGACTTGCCAGCCGGGGAATTCGACATCGTACTCGGAGGTTTGAGTTCGAGTAACCTCCCGACAGCTTGCCATGTCATTAACGCTGCGGGGTTCACGAAGCTCGTCTCCCATAACATCCATAAGTACATAGGGTCCAACGTAATAGGAGCCACCAATCTGGCCCACCACGTGGCCGAGACCGGAGGCATCCTTCATCAACTAAGCTCGGTGGCAGTAGCAGAGTTCCGGAAGGACGTGCTAACGGAAGCCAACACTCCAATGGTAGTCGGCAAGCAGTTGCCCTACTCGCTCTCTAAGGCTTTAATGGAGAACGCGATATCCGCTATCCTGCCTCCAGAGCAACTTCAAATACTCCGGCTGGGGGACGTGGTACCTCCTGTCTCGGCGTTCAGCGCTGACTGGCGGCGAGACCACTGGCTCCCCGTCCTGTTCAGCTGTGGGAAGCCAGGGCTCTCTCACGCTCCGCCAGATTACCACGTATGGGTCTCGGACGTCTCGGAGCTGGCGAAGGCTGTTTGCCTCTTACTAGACAGCCCTATGAGCATGTGCCACGTGTTAGGTAAGATGTACTCGTTCGAGCAGTTCAAACGCAACGCTATGGATGTGCCGGCGGAAGAGAACCGAGACCGGCTATCCAAGTGGATGACCCACATCATCACGTATGGCCCGGAAGCCCATATGGTGACCGACTACTCCACCATGGACGAATTACACCTAAGGGGGTTTGAATGGACGACACTTGAAGATCCGTACTGGATCGCTTTTGCACTTCGTAGCAGAGAACCAAGGAGACAACAATAATGGCAGAACGCAAAGACAGGCCTGAAGTACTAGCTGGCGTCACCGTTAAGGTGAAGACCGGCTGCGGCAATATGTACGTGACCGTCACGTTCCACGAGGGCGGTGAATTCGAAGTGTTCGGCATGGTAGGCAAGGCTGGCACTTGCTCTAAGGCCTTGAGCGAGGCAGTGACGCGGATGCTGTCGCTTCAACTTCGATGTGGTGTCAAGTCCACGGAGATCTCCAAACAGCTTCGTGGGATCACCTGTCCCAATCCTGTTTGGTCACACGGCACTCAGATCTTGAGTTGCGCGGATGCCGTGGCTAAGGTACTAACAGAGCTTCCCTCCATGAAGTTGGTGAAGCACTACGGCTTCTTGAACCCGGACGCCGCACCGGTACTGGAGACCGACACCCATGGCTTCAAGGAGCCCGAAGATATTCCAGAGGAGGAAACCGATGGCGCTAATGCCTAATGGGGACATCACCTTGGCCGAGCTTATACGCCGAGCCAAACTGAACACTCCCGAGAAGCACGAGGAGTTTGAATCGCTGAGGCTAGAGGCGTTCGACGTGGCTAAGCGAACGTTCCTGGAGCGGGCGCTAAGCTACAACGTTGACCATGCTTGCGTGGAAGAGATGGTGTTCGGGCCCGTGTCCCTAGCCAGTGAGATCTACAAGAGGGCTATTCGAATGACTGGCGTGCTGAGCCCAGAGCGCACCGTTCCGCTCCGGCCTATAGAGCTAGAGCGGTGCATAGACATCTGCCAGGACTTACTCAACTATGTGAGCTGGCAATACGCTCTCGCCACCATGGTCCAGATATCACTATCCCAAGAGCAAGTGGAAAAGATAACCAGAGCCGAGGAGGACTTCACTCAACATGTATGACAAGATCGCAACCATAGTGCCGCTAGCCCACTTGCACGAGCTGCGGTACGACGACTACCTTATGGCCCTAGCCCATGCGGCCCAGACCCGGGACTACATGGACTTCTACAAAGAGCGGGCGGGAGAAGGCAGGTACGTTATCCTGGACAACTCCGCTGTTGAATTAGGTGCACCGATGGACTTCGCAACCTATCTCGGCCTCGCCATGGAGATGGGTGCGTCCGAAATCGTTTTGCCTGACCACTTCATGGACGCTTCGGCCACCAAGAAGGCAGCCTTCCCAGCGATTCAAATGGCCAAATTGGGAGGCTACTACGGCAACATCATGTTCATCCCTCAAGGGCGCAACCGCGAGGAATGGTACCACAATGCCTTGTGGGGCATGTGGAACCTACCGATTCAAACGCTCGGCTTGTCCTGCCGCTACACCGAAATGTGGGGGAACCGCATGGCGATGATCCGGGAGATACTCCCTCACACGCCCGAGACCGTCAAGATCCATCTACTCGGCAACTATCTCCCACCCGAGGACGATGTAGCCATAGCCCTCCGGAAGCCTCAAGTACGGGGAGTAGATAGCTCTTACGCTAGTGTGTTCACCAAACACGATCTCCTAATCGAGTCGGGAGTGCCGAGGCCGGCTGACCGAAATCTTGACTTTATAACCGACAGGTTTGCCAACCTAGGTCTATTCCAGGCCAACCTGAAGTCCTGGCGGGTGAGGTGTGAATATGGCCGTTCCTACTCAGCGAGCTTTGGCAAAGAGACCGGCTCCAACCCGGGGTGAGACCGACCTCATCCCAGCGGTATTGGTCAAACGCCGAGCCCCTATCGCGGTTGCTGACCTTACCAAGTGCCATAAGTGCCCGTTAGAGTCCCGTACGAAAGTACGGGGCTACGGGTGCATCGATCGCCCAGACATAGCCTTCGTAGCGGAGGCTCCTGGCGCAACGGAGGTTGAAATCAAGAGGCCGCTAGTGGGAAAGGCAGGCCTCTTCCTCCGGAAGCTACTCAAAGACCTCGGCATCGATGCCAAGCGATGCTACTTCACTAACACCTGCTTGTGCAGGCCCGACGGGAACGCTAAGCCCAAAGCTGAGTCCATAGAGGCTTGCAAGCCCCGACTAATGGCCGAGCTGGCAGCTATCCGGCCCCGTCTTATTGTAACCTTAGGCACCACTCCCACTAAAGGCTTCGCGGCTTACACACGGGGCATCACCTTTAGCCACGGAGTCCACAAGACCATCCGGTTCAAAGGGATGGAAGTGGGCGTCTTCCCGACCTTCCACCCGTCCGGGGTGCTGAGGGCTCCCGAGCACTTCCTCGACATTGTGGACGACCTTAACATGGCGAAGCGGATAGTGGACGGTGAAGAGCCCATCATCGAACCGCCCTACGAGAACTACCACGTAGTGGAGACCCAAGAGCAGTTCGACCACTTCCTGTTCCTGCTCGGTAGGCAGAAGCTGGCAGCTTGTGACATAGAGACTACCACTTCAGTGTGGACAACCGGAGAGATACTGTGCGCCGGCTTCTCCTGGGCCCGAGAGGAAGCCTATATCGTGGATTGGCGTGCCTTAATTGCCGATAACCTTGATAACCTCCGGGCTCTAGATGACGTGCTGGCAGGCGTGAAGCTCAGTTTCCAGAACGGCCCGTATGACGCACCGTTCCTACTCCACGCGGGCTTCAAGAACATCGACTACTACTTTGACACGATGCTCGCGCATTACCTAATAGACGAACGGCAAGGTACCCATGGCTTGGAACGGCTGGCAATCAAGTACTACAAGGCGCCGGACTACAAGC